AGCGGTGTTTGGGTTTTCAAAGTAAAGAGTGGATGGGTTTACGGATTCCAGCAAGAAGACACCGACGTATACGATCACGTATTCGTCCCCTATTTAGCGCAATCGCCCGTTATTTAGGATGCCTTTAACAAGAAGATTAGATTAAGAGCGTGCAGCTAACGCGAGAGGGCATTATGAATAAAAACCGTTTTTGGTGTAGCTGGGAGCAGGATTCAGAAGATTACAGGCCGCTTTCTTATCCACCGAATAAAGGTGTTATTGGCTGGTGGTGCTCTGGTTATGGAGGAGAGAACGCTGAAACGCCTATTCTGTGCGCTTTGATCGAAGCGAAAGACGAAGAAGCGGCAGAGAGCGTAGTAAAGAAAGATTGGCCAGAATACAAGAAATGGCGGTTTATTGAGACGGCAGAAAAAGACTGGAAGCCGTCTGATAGGTTTCCCCTTTCGGATTGGATGAAAGCTAGGATTTAGGATATGAGCTTTAAGGTTCCGAATCAATACCGGGTAAGAAACCACAAGTATTTGGGCTCTGAAGATTCGATTGGAAATTGCGGCGCATTCAATATTCCGTTTGAAAGCCGCGAACTGTTCGTCATTGCGAATGACGGCGAATTTGCGGGATGGGAACACGTTTCAGTGTCAACAAATGGCCGCTGTCCGAATTGGAAAGAAATGTGTTTTGTAAAAAGTCTTTTTTGGGACGATGAGGATTGTGTGATTCAATATCATCCCCCCAAATCAACATACGTCAACGATCACAAGTTTGTTTTGCATATGTGGCGGCCCACAAGGGAACAAATCCCTATGCCGCCTCTCATCCTCGTTTAGCGTGGATGCACTTAACCGAGATTAGACTAAAGGATTGCGATGTTAAAAGCTTGGCTTGCGCGAATAATCAAATGGGCTTTAGAAGTTACCTGTCCTGGGGGTCTTTACCACCAGCCGCAGGGTTCGTTTCAAGACGAGCGTGTATGTCCAATATGCCGGAAAGTAATCAAGTTCAAATGGAGTTAGGATGCAGTTAATAAAGGATTGCGAGCGCAGATGGCTGAGATTCTTTTAAGAGAACCGCTTGGGAATGGCGAGGAAATGCTCACCTATTTTGGTCCCGATGGGCATTTGCATACAGGCGTTGCCGTACCGGAAGGGCAATACCCGAGCGAGTTTGCGATTCAGAAAAGAACTTGAGCGATTGATAAACAGATATTCGAGAGAGAACGTAAGCGATACACCGGACTTTATTCTTGCAGAATACGTTTTAAATTCGCTAGATGCCTTTGATTTGGTGACAAGACAGCGCGACGAATGGCACGGCTTTAAAAGCCACAAGGATAAGCCATTTCATGTTTCGCGCAAGTCCGGTCAGCGTAATGGATATTAACATGAGCCTAGAAGAGGCAAGGCAGAATGCTATAGCTATGAACAAGTTTAGCGAGGCTTGCCGCAAAGCGACTCCGAAGGGAATGGTTTACGAAGGCATTCGGGGTGAGTGGAGCGGCGGCGGGTTTACATTCAAGCCTGTATACAGAAAGAAACGCAAGTTAAGGAGCCAGCGCCTTTAACAAAGGAGTCCTATGAAGGAGTGGATAAATGAGCGTTAATAATTATGCACCAACACACCCAGCTTTCAAAATAGCGGAAGACTTTTGCAACTGGTGGAATGTCGGTAAATTAAAAAACGACAATGACGTCGAGACAGTACTAGCAAGACGTGAAGACGCAATTAAAGAACTTGTTGAGATTATCATGGAAGCAGAGCGTAGGGGGCGTGAATTAGAGGCGATACTTTTTGCTAAGACGTTTCCCAAAAAACCTAACAGCAACCCCCTTGATAAGCGAGGCCTTTAACAAATGAAGGATTGGGAGGAAGAGGCAGAAGCGGCCTGGGTTAAGTTGAAATATGCGTCTGAGGATAAAGGGACGTTTACTTACGGCGTTAAAGCTGGACAGTTTAAGCGTATTGCTAAAGAGCTTATGCGCTCCGCCTACGCCGCAGGAATGGAGAGGGCGGCTGAGATTGCGGAAAGTAGTATCTACGATAAGCACAAAGAGAAAAACAAGATTTACGACCCAATGAACGAAGATGAACAGAAGTTTATTGCAGAGGCCATACGCGCGGAAGCCAAAGCTTTTAATAGCAGCAGCGGCTCTTAACGGAGAGGATTTATTAAAAGATTTTTGGTTGGTGCGGCGTCAAGAGTGGGTCTTGGAGCTCCAAGTAACTCCGGCTAGGCGCAGTGCGTGGTCCGTGAATGTAGGGAGTCATGCCCCAAGACTAAACGGTAGCGTACGCCAAAAGCTTGAGGGTTCGATTCCCTCCACCAACCATTGTTTGGATGCAGTTAATCGGAGAGGATGGAAGAGATGGAGAAGAACGAGAGCGGCTGCGAAGAACACAAACCTGTGCAGGACGCATATGCTGAGAAGATTCATGAGTTATTGCAGGAAAACAAGCATTTAAAGGCGCAGCTCCAGCAGGCGCAGGAAGAAATTGAGAAACTAAAGAAAAGCTCGGATCTTGATGATGAAGAGCTGAAACATAAATGGAAACTACTTGAAACTGCATCGGCACAAAACAAGCTTTTAAGAGAGAAGATCAAGGAACTCGAAGCGGAGATAGCACAACAGAAAGAAGTTATAGCGAATTATGAGGCTGGAATGGTCGACCTGACCGAGAAGCTTGAGCTTTTAAAATCTGAATTACCAGAATCCTCTTTTAAATGGAGGTGGGCGAAAGAGAAAGATCGGGCTGATGCAGCGGAGGCGAAGCTTGGGGCGGCTGAGGCAGTATTGCGACTTCTTATTCCGGTAGATGATTCTGATTGGGGCAATAAGGAATTGAAACAGATTATCAATGCACATGCTGAATTTGCTAAGGAATACTTCGCCTCCCTCTCCAAAGCGCAGTTAAAAGATTGCGAACCCAAATGACGTGGTTAGTTGTTCTTGCCTTTATTTTTATTGCTATGAATCTTGCGTATTTAATCGGTTACTGGCGCGGTATGAACCGTGGCTATGAAATCAGAAAGAAAGTTTGTAATGAATGTTGTGAAGAGTTAATCGAAGACCTGTTTGAAGAGATCCAAAAACAAAAGATTCCCGATGAAGCGGATTGGTGGAAGAAAAACTTTGGGAAATAATCAAATATTGAATGGATGCTGTTAATTGAGGAACCAAGAGGGCAGGATAATGAGTGAGTGCAACCATGAAGAGCTGAAGGCTGAATGCACCGCTATTTATGCCGCCGATGCCGCGTACCGACACAAATCCGGTGAATACACAATAACGGTTCATTGCACGAACTGCGGTAATCCAGTATCCATGACGTTCAAGCGAGGCATTTAACCGTGAAATCAATTAAGAAGATGTTGTTAATACTAAAAACAGCTCGGATTAGTAGGTTTTATAAATGATTGTCTTTAAAATAATCGCCACGTTTTATCTTGTATCAACGGCTTTACCGTTTTTAACGCTTGGCCTGACTAAGCTTTCGTATTTTTATTGCATTACATTAACGCTACTAACCCTGTATTTTATTTGGTTTTAATGGTCCAGACCTCGAAAGAAGCACTGCTTGAAGAGATGAAACAAAACGCAGCGGCTTACCATCTTTTAATAGAAAAAAGAATAGAAGAACTAACCCTTCCTGAAGACCAAAAGACCTTAAAGACTAATGACTTCGTAAAGCAAGAGAAGATCATCAATGAAAAATCCAGGATTTTAAAAGAAAAGCTGGGCATAAGCGCAAGAACGGAAGCGATGCTCTGCAACGAATGTAACGAGATTTATTCTTTTAAATACAAAAAGAACAAAGTCGTTCAAGCAAGAGAGCTCTATCACTGTAAGAACCATAAAGACCTTGTCCGAGTTTAATGGATAAACGCCCCCGAATCAGTAACGAGAAGAGATTTAATTTAATTCAAGTCATGCAGTTAGAAATGCAGCAATCTTGGGGTTACTCCCCAGAACAAACTGGCATTATTATTACCGCTTTTATTGGAAAAATCAGGAAATCGATCAAATGCGACTCGCTTGAAGCTTTTAGTGAGGAACTCTACCAAATCTGTAAGCCTGAACAGCGCCCCGATACACACTCCACGATGGATACCGAAAAAAGCCTTTAATCTATCTTTGAGAGTTAAATACCACACTTTATAATACGCCCAAAGTAAGTAGTAGGACACAACTAGACATTTTCATACCTCGGCAGGGTATAACTTAGGAGAAACGCTATTTTTCTCACTCTGCCGAGTGAATTTCAAGCCCGTTTGGAGCCTAAAAACTCCGACGGGCTTTTTGCTTTTAACAGATGGAAGTTAGACAGCGTTAATTACGGGGAATGCTATCGAGAAGAGAAAAATGAACGTTAGACAGCAGCTTTATAAAAAATATCGAATTGAGGGCATGTCTCAATATGCAGCCGCTCGAAAAGCCGGATATTCACATGCGACGGCTATAAATGCCCATAAGATTGAAAAACGTTGCGATTTGGGAACTGTTTTAGAGATGGCGGGTTTAACAGATAAGGCTTTAGCCAATCATGCCGCTCAAGGGTTAGAGGCTACTAAAAAAGTTAGCCTTTATTACGAGAGCGAAGCTAATGACGACAGTGGTTATACCTGTGAAGAGGTGCCGGATTGGCAGTCTAGGCACAAATATTTTGAGAGCATTTGTAAACTTCGCGGAAAAATCAAAGAAAGCCCATTGATTGACAATTCTCAACACACCCACATTACGAATATCACGCAGTTAATCCATGATGTTAATAAACAATGTGAATTGGTAGTTGATGGAAGAAATTAGTCTCGAAGAAAAAAAGAAGTATATCGAGAACATCCGGCTACATCCCGAGGTCTATCTTAAAAGACGCTTTGAAATGCCTTATTGGCATAACGGGATGATGAAAATGATCGAGGCCTGTAAAGAAGGCATCGGGACAGGTAAGCCGGTTGTGATTGGTTCAGGCCACGCGCAATCAAAAGACTATCTCTTTGGACGAATGCCGCTTTGGTTCATGGAAGCTTATGGGCCGAGCGTCGCGCTTTTAACAGGTCCGACAGATCGTCAGGTCAAGCACATCATGTGGGGGGAGCTTTCCCAGGCTTATAACTCCCGTAAAGAGAAAAACGACGGGTTTGGAACGCTCTATAAGACCCGATTTGATATCCAAGACGATTGGTACATCCTTCCCTTTACCACCAAAGAAACGGGCGATGCTGTTGGAAAGTTTCAGGGCTATCATTCCCGCGCCATGATGGTGGTCTTCTCTGAAGCTCAGGCCATTTCTGATGAAACTTTTGACCAGGTTGAAGGCTGCTTAACGGGTGAAATCAGGCTCTGGGTCCTTTTAGGAAATCCCATTCGATCAACAGGCCGTTACGCGAAGATGTTGCAAGATAAAAAAAACAATATCGTGGTGAACCTCAATGTCCTTGAAAGCCCAAACTATCGAGAAAAGAAAATTGTTGTTCCCGGCATGTGTACTTATGACTGGGTTGAAGATAAAAGAGCGCGTTGGGGCGAAAATGATCCTCGTTGGTATGGCCGCGTACTCGGGCTTGTTCCTCCTATGGGTGTTAATAACGTTGTATCTCCTGAGCTTTATGACAATTGCATGTTTCGCCTTCAGAATTGGGCGGAAGAAAAGATTGTTGTAGCCTGCGACGTGGCAACGGGCGGTATGGATGATTGCCAGATTTATGGCGGCCGAAACGGCGAGATTGTTAAGAGCAAGACCATTTCAGGTTCAACGGATCTCAGAATTGTCGCTCAAGAAATGTTGATGATGAAACAGGAAATAGGCGCGAATTGTTATGTTTATGACGGAAACGGTGTTGGCGATGGGCTTGGCAATATCATCCAGCTTTTAGATAAAGACCCGCACAAGCTCGTTGTGAAGGTCAAGGGCTCTGAACGCGCAACAGATGATAGGCAATATCAAAATAAACGCGCTGAACTTTATTTTAACGCTCGCAAAGCAATGACTGAAGGCTTTAGGACTATGCCTAAATCGGATAACGGGGGCGAAAATGACATGCTCCGCGATGAACTTACTCAAATTGAATGGCTTACGAACCGCACGTCGGACCGAGTTCAAATCGAAGATAAAGATGACATCAAGGATAAGCTCGGCCATAGCCCAAATAAAGCAGATGCTTATGTGCTTTTATCGCACGGATTCGATGTCGCCGAACCTATTCGCAAAACGCAGAAGCGAATTGAGGCAATTCGAAGGCAAGCGATATTTAATAGCCAATTTCAGGATGATTTAGTTCCAATGGGTTCTGAATATGGAGATTGGGCAGACAACTTATGAAAGTTTGTAAACGTTGTGAAATCTGCCACGACATTGAAAACTGTCCCTTATGTGAAGCAGAAAAAGATATTGCTCGTTTAAAAGCAAAACTCATAGAGAAACAAAAAATCATTAATGACTTAGATTATAGGATCAGGCATGCCGTCCCAAATTGAACCCAAAGAAAAGACAGAAAAATTAAGCCCGATTGATTCAGAGCGTTTTGAATTTATCAAAAAGCTCGCTCTTAAAGTTAGACAAGATGATGATGCCCGTGAGGTCTGGAAGAATAAACAGATCACAGCAGCGAATACGAGACTAGGTATCAGACGCCAAACCAATAAGCCTTGGCCTGGCTATCGCGAAGTCCCAATTCCGCTCACGGATAAACATATCAGGAAGATCAAATCAACTTATGTCTCTGTTGCAACTCAAATGCGTAACCCGATCGTCGTTACGCCCGAAACCGGCGTTGAACAGCCGTTAGGTGATGAGGCTGCAAGAGATAGCGCACAGCGTATTGCCAAGGCAATAAACGGGCTCTTAAAGAAAAGAGACTTCCAATGGCGCAAAAAGGTAACCCTTTTCGTGGATTACTTTCTTGAAAACGGTATTGCGCTTTTTAAGGTCATTGAAAGATTTTTCTCGAAATCCATTAACCGCACAATCGATCTTGAAAAGATGCTGGGCGCAGAAGGTCTTAAGCAAATCAAGGCTATCTCCACAGAAGAGCTAAAAACGATTATGGCTCAACGTGAAGGGATGGATTTAGAAGATGAAGCCGATAGCGAAATCTTAGATAAGATCGTAAAAGATATTCGATCAGGCAAGAAAGTTATCAAATTCACGAAGAAGGTTGTCTTTTCAGAACCCACCGTAATTCCCGAAAAAGGCATTAACGTTATCGTTCCAAACGGCACAACTGATGTTCAAAGCGCAATAAGGGTTGTTCACGACACCTGGGTTACGCTCCAGCAGTTAAGAGAAATGGCTGACGCAAACACCTACGACAAAGAAGCTATTGATTCTTTAGAAGCTGAACAGACGATGCGCGATGATCGTTTAACGACTCTTCATCAGGCTCGTAATGAGGGTGTGGATTCCGAGCGTGGCCAGAACGAGCAGTTCAATCTCCGTGAGGCGCAGTGCTGGTATAAGGGGCCGAAAGATAAAAGCGCATCGAAATGGGTTTTTACTTGGATTGAAAGACCTGTAACAAAAGGCGGACGCGATCAAGAAACCGATATCAAAGTTATTCAAGAACAGAAATTTCCTTATGAACACGGTAAATGGACCTGGGTTAAACACGATCATGAATTAAAAAGTAATCGCTGGTTTGCCTCTCGTGGCATTCCCGAACAAATTCGTGGTCTTCAGCAAGTTACTGACAAGATGTACAACAACCGTTTGATCCGCGACGAGATCAATAACAGCCCCATGGTTAGGGTCGATCCTGCTATTGCGGGCTCGATGGGTGGAAACGAAATCAGGTTTAAACCCGGCCAAGGCATGATTGCTGGCGAAGGGCAGATTGAGATCATGAACCGCGTGAACTCGACTGACGTTTCAAGCGAACGCTTAGAACAGCAAGCCAAGGCCTACACGGAGGAATACGTTGGTTCAACTGATTTCACCATTCAAAGCGCTGTCAGTCCGGGTGGAAACAGAACGAAGGGTGAGATCCAAATCGCGCAAGCCAATGCGAATAGACTGATCGGAACAGACGTTGCCCTTTTCTTGGAAACGCTCTCTGAAGTCGGAAACATGATGTATCTGATTTTAAAAGAGATCGTTACGGGTCCAATGGTTATTGGTGGCGTGCTTTTAACTCCAGATGATTTCTTAACTCAAGTTAATGTGTCTTGGTCTGGAAGCATTGAAGCAACGGACGTTGCCTTTCAAAGTCAAAAGGCGCTACAGCGCTTAGAGGTTCTTTTCCAATACGCCGCGCCAGCGGGTTTGATGGGCCCTGAACACATCTACAATTCGATTACAGATTGGTTAGAAACCGACCCCGATATTGAAGATACCAATAGATACATTGGAAAACCTCAAGCTCGGCAGGTGAGTGAGATTGAAGACCAGCAGCTTGACATCATGCGTATGAAAAACGGATTCGATGTGCAGGTTATGCCGGATGAAAATCACGCCTTAAGAATTGACGTTATTGAACAGTTCATGAACGATCCTCGAAATCAACAAATCCTTCAAGATAAAGAATTTTTATTCAGGCTTCAATCGAATCTGAATATCCACATGCAAGCCGAACAAATGCTGTCTGGCGGTCAAAATAATAGTGCACGGGTAAAACAGATCACAAAACAAATGGCGGGTTCAAATGGCCGGAACTAAAAAAAAGCAAGGCCCCACAAAAGTTGAGCAAACGGTCCTGAGTAACGGAAAACTAATTGAAGAGGTCTTTAAAACTAAGGGCTGGCGCACCTTAATCGAACCCATCTTAGATGAAATGATCGTTTCGGTATTGGGAAAAAAATCAAACGGACTGTGGCTCAAAGGGCATTTTATTAAATCCCGAAAAGACGAGAAAAAAGAGTTTTATATCGGCTATGCATGCGCCCTTCAGGAATTAAACAATTCGATTCAAAACTATCTGATATCCGCTGAAACGATTAAACGAAGAATCTCGGAACGAAACGAAGAAGAAAAAGAACCGAAAGTCCAAATTCCACTTGTGAACGATGCGGAAGAAGAAGATATCGAAGATTTTTAAACGCACGAAAAGACCGGACAACGTGAAAAAAGCGTTAAACGATTTCAGATCCGGCAAGCTAACGACTAAGCAAGGCAATAGCGTTACTTCAAAGATCCAAGCAATTGCGATAGGAATAAATTCTTAAAGGAGAATATATGCCAAAAGGAACACCGGAAGACAAAAACACAACTAAAAGACCTCTCGGCGAACGTATGCAAAATCCGATGGCCGAAAAACCCATGCGCGTAGTTAATTTGATTGACGAGGCAGTTAAAGACGGTTGCCACGTTTATAGCAAAATGGGAATGGCTCCCAAAAAGGGATAATTACATGAGCGACGAATCCTCGATTAAAAACTTTGAATGGCATAGGCAGCGGGCTCTGCGCGAAAAACGGAATCCCAATATTTATAGCGATAACCGCGTCGAGTGGAATGCTCGTGAAGTTGAAAAGAAACACGGCAAGCAAGCTGTTAAAGAACTCGCTAAGGAATTTAACGCAAAAGAGCGCAATAAAAAGAGGCAATATTTTACATGAATCCCAAAATTGAAAATAAGCCTCAAATTCCCGGTTGGGTTCTAGCCCAAATCGTTGATTGGATGGATAACTCTAAATACGGTTATCTCCAGATTAATACACAGGCTGGAAAAATTATTAACATCAATAAGCACGAAACGGTTAAACCCGACGCCTCCTAAGGCGGTAAAAACTAGAGATGGTTCTGGGACATCCTAAACCCTGATGGAGAAAAAATGACGGACGAACTCAAAAAAGAAGAGCCGAAAGAGGAGTTAAAAACTTCACCTGAGATCGGTGAGTCTCAGTCAGCGGTTGAAACACCGGCTGAAATTAAAAACACTGGAGAAGAGCCTGTTTTAAGCGAACGTGAAAAAGCGAGGATGGCCGTAGAAAGCCGGATTGTCGGCGAAGCCGCCCCTTTGCCTCCTGAGAAACCTGAAACGCCTGAGAAGATTGAAGAGCCAGCCAAGCCAGTCATGGAAGACATCCAAGAGGGTGATGAAACCGATCGTTTAAAAGCGAAGATTCAAAAAAGGATCGGAAAAGAAATTGCAAAACGCAAGACCCTTGAAGAACAACTGGCGGAAAAAGACGCAG